TTACAATTACAAAACAAATAGTCAATTCAGTTGGTTTACAAAATATTAGAGTAGAATTTTATTACTCTGACTCTGGATCAAATCCTCCGAATGTTCTGCATTTTTTGGTTACTATAAATAATCCAGATGGGACAATTACTCAATACGATAACCAATTAGCTAATTCTGGATTATCCGGTCCAACTCAAACGGCTACTTTAAATGTTCTGAGTCAGTTAGTTAATTTTGCAGGCGGACAATTAGGATACACGGGAACAGCTCAATAATGAATTCTCCCCCACCCAAACCTCCACGATCTTACTCTCAAAATGATTTAGATATTCACTCCGTAAAACAACAAAACGAATATTTAAAAGAGAGTATCGATAATTTAGCCGACACAATAAATAATCATCAAAATCATATCAAACAATTAAGTATTACGGTGGAAAATTTGTCTGTGAAAGTTGGAACTATTTCTGACATAGTTTGGAAAGGTGGATGTGGTTTAATTGGGCTATTACTTACTTTGGTAATTACTTACTACTTCAAAAAATAAAATGGATATTCAATCACTATTTCAAATTAGCACTTTATTTCACGCTTCAGTAGTTGGGATCGTGGTTTATTTTATTAGGACCTGGTTGGAATTGAAATTTCCGAGCTTGATAACCAATAAACAATTTACTGGAATTTATTTACCAACTTTAGCAATTATAATTAGCCTTGTGATTGTTTTATTTAGTGGGTTATCACCATCATATTTAATCGGCGCAAAACTAATTGATAGAGTTGGATATTCGATCATTACTGGTTTTTGTAGTGGTTATATCTTTTCCGCTCTAAAATCAATATTGCAAAAGGAGTCTGAAAAATGACACCCGAAGATCCTAACGACGAAGTAGATCAGTCAGCTAACACTCCACTCCCCGCAATATCAAATGGTAATGTGATTCAGCTTCATTCTAAAGAATTTGTAATTGATACTTCTGATCGCCTAACATTCACGGAAAAAAGATTATATAATATCGAGGATTCACTTAACCACATAACACAAGTTGAGTTTCCACGATTGAATGGGAAATTGGATAGGTTGCTTGATGGTCAAAGAGAACAAAATAAAAAGCTAATGACTGTTCCAAAACTTAGCCTTGGTTATGTCTATGCGGCTTTGACTCTGTGTTATTGCTTGATCGGTTATCTATTATTTAAATGAAATCTCATGCCAACTATTATTATTTTATTGTCCTTATGTATAATAATTGATTCGGAGTAGATATAATCACCTTCAAGTTCGGTAATATATTTTTCCCCGTTGTCTCCTAATATAGCGAGCTTGATAATCTTCACTCTATTCTTTTACAACTCGCGGGATAATTATTCTCAATATCGTCTCTGTGTTTTGTCAATACGGATTCTAAATTATTTTTGTCGTATACTATTTTGCCGTAATATTTTGTTATACCGCACAGTTTACACTCAAATTTATGATCCAACATAATCGCATCCGAACCATTACGATCGTGCTCAATTGTATAGGAGTCATTCCATATGTGCGTCATTCTATTATTCCTTTTATAATCCACTCATCACAATTGGATTGGTGTTGTTTGTTTTGCCGCTGATGAAGTAAAATGCCTAATAGAGTTTCGTAAGATACACCACAGTTTAAGCAATCATCACTTATAGTAGTAAATTTATGTCCCACTGAATAAAGAAATTCAAAGGCTTTTTCCGGATTTTTCACTCTATTATTCCTTTTATTATCCATTCATCACAAGACATTTCATTTGCAAAAACATCAATTGTGTGGTTATGGCATTTGGGACAGTCTATTACGTATGATTGTATGGGGAAATCCATTAACACACGACCCATAAATACCGGAATTAATCCAGCTTTGATAAGTTCCTGTAGCGCAGTTAGTTTTTCGGCGGGACTACTCAATTACATCCTTTATTATTATTTCATCACAACTCAACTCATTCTCTGTGCATCCCCAATAATTACTATTGCAATTACTACACTTTTGATTTTCGAAGTCCCAGGTATGTGTCATTTCGTTCAATTTAAATAGATACTCTTGGTTGACATAATTGATATCGATCATATTGCCGTGAACCTCATATAGTTCTTGGGCTGTTTTCAATTTTTGCTTGGCGATAGTTGTAAATTGTTCACCATAGTCTTTTAGTGATTGTTTTTGAAATGATGGTGCCCAATTATATAAACCTGCATAAGGCTGCTGATTCATTGACTGATAAATACTCTGCATTGTGTTCTGCATTGCATTTGCCGCAAGAGAAGCATAAGGACTATTACTGTATGTATAATTACCGTTGGAATGCTGGTCTTGCGCAGATAGAATAATTAGCCCGGAAGAATGATCGATTTTGCTCACTACTGCATTGCCATAAGATAGGTTTTGCGTTGGGTCGAGATAGATGGGTTTCATTCGATGATGCCTTTTATGATTAATTCATCACAAGAAAGCTTATTACGATCGTTGTGCCAAAATACATCCGTTTCACTTGCTGATCCGTAATAGCCGCCATCATCGTAGCTATATTGTAAACCGCACACGTTGCACACTACGGATAGGTACTTGTTATCAACGGTTGGCAAAGGACTTACTCGCCATTGATGAGTAGCAAAAGCATTATTCCTAACTGCCGCATCCTCGTTAGCCTTAATAATCTCTTTACATTCGATACGATAGTGATTGTTTTTATTAATTCCGCAATTCTTACATTTACCATCGCGCCTATCGAAATCGTGTCCATATACTCCTTCGCTCATCCTATCCACTCCTTCTCAAACTCCTCAATTTTAGCCTTAATTTCCGCCAAAACGAGAGGATCTTTTTTCTCCTCATAGGTTTTTGAACGGATGAATGAAAGTAGATTATCGGTTGATTCTGATAATGTTGGTTCTGCGTTGTCGTGGTCGTATTGGCTTAATTCTTCTGCGTTGTCGGGGTCAATTCCTGCATAGCTCATAATATTCCTAATTGTTGATTATAGTTATCTAAAGTTAAATGACTTGATTTTTTCAGTTCCCATACTTTTGCTCCAGTTGCTTTTGCTGATTGTATTCCTACCGGACTATCCTCCACAATCAAACACTCCTCTGATCGCTGTGTTTTGTCATGTAGTGCCCAAAACTGATATAATATTCTCCGCACTTAGAGCACTTATGTTCTGTTGTAATATCATCTGGTATTTCTACGAATTCGTGTGGATACCAGGGAGTAGCGTCAAATTTATTTTTTCTCATACATGTATATGGCGTTATGCGTATATTTATTTTCTTGGCTGATTAAATAATTGATCAAGATCTGCATGATCAATTAAATTCCCATCTTTATCGCTGATCTTTAATTCATGCGGATCATTATTTGCCACACATAGAGCGCGTGAATATAGGTGTCCGATCACTGATGCACAGTTAATAGGTTCCACATTATATAGGTATTTGCCGCATTGAAACATATTATTGAAACCGTATTTTAGTAAATTACAGTGCTTACATTTATATACAGATAGATCTATGTTTTCTTTTAAATTGGTTCCTGGAGGTACTTCCATATCATTTGTCTTTTCGTATTCATGTAAAAGGTGTTTTATTTTGTCGAAATTTGGCGCCATTCCTATTTCCACTGCCTGACTAAATGATATTGGTTGTCCCTTTAATTCTCTCTTGGTCAATCTCTTATTTTTCTTGCTCATGATTTAATCTCCAATGTTGTTTTTATGCCCATTTTTTTAGCTTCTTTTTCAACTGCACTCTTACACAACTTAATCATTTCTTCTTTTCTGTCTGGATTAGAAAAATAACAGCTAACGCCGTCATGCTCGTCGCTAATTATTCTCATTCCTTTATTAGTTAATGGTAAAAGTTTCATTATTAATCGTTTTTCAATCGATGAATAATAAGCAGCCATTATAGTTTTTATGTCAGTTTTTACTTCTATGAGATCGTCGAAAATGAATGTGTAAGGAATAAATTTACCAAAAGCATCCATTACTCCATTATTATCGATTATTTCTTTTGAGAATTTTTCCACCGCATTTAGAATTTGCGAAAACCAGAGATTAGATTTGATTGTCTGGTAGTCGTCTCGCTCTTGATCCTGCGTCACCTCTGGACAGTGATTAGCGCGCTTCCGGTCCTGTCGTGCTCTGCGGTCAGGATCTGTTATCAGCGCGTCTCGGGGCGATTGTGTGCCTCCGTAGATGGTCCGGACGATACAGAGCTTTACCAGTTCCTTTTTTAATCCAGTTTCGGCAGAAATTAAATCGTAAATATTATCTGGCAATTCTAAACCGGTTTTTGCGCACAGAAATGATAAATGGGCGGACTTAATATCAAACTCAACACAATCCTTTAGGATAAATCGCCTAACCTCCTTGAGCAAATTTGAAAATAAACCGCCAATTCTATAATTTATCGTCTCGTGAGGATTAAATGTTATTGGTTTTTTTGAGATTATGTTTTCTATGGTGTCCTGAATTGAAATTAAGCTGTATGGATCCTTGAATATTGACTTTGCGGCTTCACAATTATTTAATATGCATTCTGGTAGATTTACTGAGTTTAAATACTCAACATATTTAATGATTGGCGAATCTGAATATTTAATCGATTGTTCAGTTGATATTTTATTGTGCAGAGAACGATAATATTTAGTTTGGTCCTTTGATAATTCTGATTTGGATTCCATCATTTTATAATACATGTCAGTTATCCAGTTTTGATCGGTTGTGGTCAAGATCCTGCAATGATTTCCAGGTGAATAGTCAGTTAGTTCTATTTTTCCGGGATATCTTGATATAAGTCTATCAATGTGTAATTTAATATCAGGAATTCCAATTGCCTCGAAATAATTGTAAGGCGCATGAAATTCACCAGTATAAAAACATATTTTAATAAAATTCGAGAAGACAATTAAATAATGTGCATCTTCTGAATTTGCAAAACCTTTTAGGCTATTATTAAATGTCTTGTAATTTCTAATATAATATCGCCAGTCTCGCTCTGGATTAAATATTCTCTGCACGTAGTTCCTTTGTTAATCATTTGGAATTTCCGGGTCCCATATGATCGGTTAGAATTTTTCTGATCAAACTCGACAATGATGTTTTTTCTTTTTTGGCTAACGATCTGATCTGTTTTAAAAAATCATTTCCAACTCTGAATACAATATTGTTCGGATAATCTATTGTCTTTTTTCTGCTCATGATAATAATATTAGGTTATGCGTATATCCGAAAAAAAAAATATCATGTTTTAGGTAGATTAATAATAATGAAAGGAGAGATAATAATAGATAATGAGATAGATAGAATAGGAAGGAAGGATAGACTGGATAGGTATGGTAGTATTATGCACCCCGCCTAAAATAACAATTCCAGCATGTTTCCCCGAAAAGTAGATATAAAACGACCCTCTAACTTTCATCCAAAATGCAAAAACCTACATTTACCTACATCATATATTGAATAAAAAAGAGCCGACTAAATTTAATTAGCCAGCTCATTTAAATCCGGAAAGATTTGGAACTACATTAAGTATATACCAATATCCGTATGATTCTCGAAAAAGAATTATTGCGGCATATAATTGATGCTTCCCAATTGGATTATTAAAAAGATTCTTGAGAATGAATTAAATAAATACAAGCAAGAAGAATTATTAATTGAGGAAGAAATTTATATTAAAATCCCCGAACCAGAAATAAAAGAAGCCCCATCTATAGAGCTCTTCTAGCAAAGTCAACCAAAACTTTATTAAACTTAATCCTAATAAAGTTTTCGCTATTTATTCGTTGTATTGCCAATAGGTGCCGCTGATGATTCCAGACATTCCCCCGCAAACATCCGTGCTCCGCGCCTCTCCAAAAGAATCGAAAAAGTATATATAATACTTTCCGGTATCAACATTCTGTAAGGTGGTGTGTGCCGTCATTTGGGCTAATGTTTTTCCCGGCACAGTAAAGATACTCTCGGGAGTACTGTCACAAACAACCCGCTCCGACACATGACTGTCAGGGTCACTCGGCGCAGACCCACACCCCACAACTAACAGAACCGAAGCTAACATCGCGAATTTCATTTTGAATTCCTCCATAACCAGAAATTGTAAGTCATTCCATTTTAATTGTCAAGTCAGTTTCTTCAGCAGTAATTGCCTTTTCAGCATTAATTTTCCATTCTATTCTCTGTATAATTAGTTTCCGCGCTATATGGTGTTGGCTTTTTTTACAATCTTTTAATAAGATCTTTAATTGTTGAGTCGTAATATTACTTGATTTAGCCAATAATACTCTTACGCGAGGCTTGTCATCCATAATTATAAATTGCGCATGAGATCCTAATTGATAATAAATTGAACAATCTCCATTTTTGAGCGCTGTATATGCAGCCTCTATCTGATCGGCTAATACCTCACGTTTTATTTGTTTTTTACTTTTTTCGCCAAGTTCATTTTTATATTTTTCCATCGTTAAAATCTAACCACGCCGAAATCAAGTGTCAAGCCCTCAATCCGTTTTAGAATTCCAGTGTCAAAATAATGTCTTTCTATACAGCTATTTTTATAATCTTTAAGATAATGCTTGCCGAATGATTTATTATGAATTAGATTTCTCTTGTGGCTAACGAAAACATTAGCCAGAAAAGAGGAGTATCAAAAAATGAAGATTAGAATCACAGAGGAACAAGCAAAAAAGCTTTATCCAGAAGCATTCAAGAGAATTCCGGACAGTTGGAAGAGCGGATCAATTCTCTCTTTCTTTGTCGAGGGAGAAAATCTCTCAATGCGTAGCGATGACGGGTTGCGTTGGGAGTGGACCATCTATAGGCGCTGGATCCGGCTTACCTGAACATTCCAGCAGTATCATAATTCAATGAGTGCTTGTCTTAGCTTAATTCTTACGGTATCTAAACCGCGTCCTATGGCTTCCCGTCGTTCAAAAAAATCTTTCGTAAGGAAAACAATGCCTTACGTTAATTATTCGGACGATGGGAAAATAGATCTTGATTCTACAATTCAGAAGTTTAAGATGGATCTCGAGGCGGCAACAATAATGAGCCGCCAGGGACTATTACTAACCCCAAACGTATTAGAGGAGTATCAACTAATGGCTAATCTCGATATCGATCTCGTGAATTCTTGGGTGGCTGAATTCGGTGGTTTTGCCAAGCTCGACAAAGGTTCGATCGCAAAAGTAGGGGCAAAATTTACCGCCTACTTGACCGAGAACGCGGAAGCCTGGGCAAAAGAGGAAGAAGCCCGAGCCAACCGCGCCAAGAATCGCCGAAGCAATGTTTTCAAGGCGTACAAGCAACTGGGGCGCGAAATTGCTCCAGAACCAACAATCATCATGTCCGTGATGCTTCTGTCCTCAGTCTCCCCCAACGATATCGAGGAGGAGCAGGAAGCCATCAAAGAAGAGATCCAGGAAATGATCGGCGAGGAGATCCTTGGGCGCATCCAGGGTCCGGGCGGCGGGCTCGGTTTGGGCAAGGACGAAAAAGGCAAGGTGACCGACTTGGCGCCAAAACTCACCTTTGGGAAAATCGTGCGCCAGGGAAAACAACCCGCCAAGTAAGAGCGAACTTTGACGGAGTAGATCGCGTGCTACTAATTCGTAAGTAGCATTAGGTCGATTGATACTCCTCCCGGTGCTACTGGAACCCTCTCGGCTGCAAAGCCGAGGGGGTTTTTTCGTTCTGCCAAAAAGTGCCAAAAGTGCCACCACACCACTCAAAACACACCTTACTCACACACTCCCCACAACGGGTTAAGACCGGCAGTTTTTGGTAATTTTCACAATTCAGCCTAATTCGGTCGATTTCACTTGACTTTAGCGTGAGTGCAACATTATATCGTACTCTTGATATCACACAGGAATTCAGGATTTTTTCCAAAAGTGCCAAAAATTGCCATCAAACGAACCGCGAGCCGGACAAGCCAATGAGCCGGATCCTGTATAAAAAGAATCGTATTTATTAACATTTAGAATCCGTTGACAATTGAAATCAGAATGCTCAAATTTTTCAGCATGAGCAAAAAAACAATCTCAGCGAAGGAGGTAGCAGAACTACTCGGACTATCTCACTACACAGTCTACCAAAATGCACGTAAAGGTATCATTCCAGCAATCTACCCATTAGGTCCTCCAACCAAACCGGGCGAGAAAAAACCCATTAGATTTATTCCAGCCCAAATAGAAAAGTATATTAAAGATAATTCCAATGAACATTAAAATTAAAGGCTCTCCGCTAATTGCTGATGTCCAGTTTATGCAAGGGAAAGATAAAATTAGAAAGCGCTGGACAATTCCCCGTAAGGTCTACCAACACCTAAAGCCAGAACTACATGAGGAAGTTTGTAAAAAATGGGCTGCACAAAAGGTAGTCAAATTACTTACACCAGAAGCAAAAGAAGAGATTGAAGTAATTGCAGAAGCACCCACAATTGAGAAAACTATTTCCGATTGTTTCAATGACTTTTTGGATCAGATTGACCCAGAAGCCATAGGCACCCGAGATAGGTACCACACAGATTTTGATAACTACATTAAACCACACTTAGGAGATCTCGGAATATCGGTAGCAGCCCAAGAGAGCACCATAAATACCTTCCGCTCCAAACTCCAGAGAACTCAATCCAGAACCAGCAAGACCCCCAAAAACCTCAGCCCGTCTACTGTCAATGGTGCACTGAATACCTTACGAGCCTTTTTTGATTGGGCAAAAATTGAAAAGTACCTGACCGAAAAGGCTACTGTCAAAAGAGTCAAGCAACTAAAAGCAACAAAAATTTCCGGCTCTAAATACTATACAGCCGTTCAACAAGAGATAATACTTGACATTGCATATAATAAATCCCCCATGATTTATGCTGCATTTGTTTGTGGATTAGACCTGGGTGTAAGAATTGGGGAGTGCGTAGGGCTCAGGTGGGAACATGTACTATGGGATCGCTCGGAAGTAGAGATTAGCGAAACTGTCAAGGTGAGTAAGGTAGATAAGGCTGAGGTAATTCGCCTACCCAAAAACAAGACACCCGATACAGTCTATATGTCCGAGCGATGTAAGAATGCATTAAGGGCAATTCATACAGATGGGGCAAAGGGCAGAATTTTTCAGAGAGTTAGATTCTCACATCGTAGCAAATTCAGGGCGGGACCGGCTTCTGTCAATACGATCGGGAATTGGGTAGAAATGATCTTGAAAAGCGCTAATACAATCGATTCCACAATTGCAATCACTCGGAATTATCACAAATTCAGGCACTCACTTGGTACTAATCTTGCTGATAAAGAAGTCTATGTTACCAAGATTCAATGTCACTTAAGGCATAAGGCTATTAGTTCTACTATGCATTATTTACATAGCGATTCAAGGGATGCAATCGAGGCAGCACTGGAATCTATAGGGCAGGGGAAACAGAAGCCCGCCGAGAAACTACGAGTAATCAAATAAAGGAACTCGCATAGATCAAAATATCCTTGTACATGAATCGTTTGGTTGCATTAAATTTAGACATCAGGGGCGGCAACCACAATTCATTATATTTCGCAAACAATGAATTGACGATTGCAAAAATTGAATACTCGTTATTGCTATCGTCAGCAATCACAGCACAGATATAATCCGCCGGGTTTGGTGCGTAGAAAATTGCATCATTTATCGAGCAATTGAAGCTAATTCCAAAATAGCTATCTATTCTAACGCTCTTTACGTGGATGTTTGTATCCCCGTAAATTAAATCCGGTGTAAATCCTACGGTATTCTGAGCATAAATCGCACAATCCGGCTCAACCCAAGAGTATCCGCATTGCTCCAGATAATGAGCCGCGGCAAATTCTGCTTTTTTTCCCATTGACGTATCCAGAATATATTTATCTGGATCAACTTGTTTTTGTTCAGCTCGGGATTTCTTATTTAATAATCCGAGTGCATGAGCTTCAGATTTATTTATTTCATCTAAAGTCAACTTAATTTTTGGCATAGCTTCGCTAAATATTGCATTCTCCATACACCTATACTGGAATATTAGTATATAAATATAATAAATTATACTAATACTGAAATATATAGGTATGAGCAAAAAAACAAAAACGTACACGAAACAACTTCTAATTAAATTCTCCGATCAAGAATACGAACAGTTATTAAAATACAATAAGATAAAGACAAGCAATCTCGCCGGACTATCAACGGCAATGAGGGATGTTATATTATCTTACATAAATTCGGATTGCATTTTCGATCCGGATCCTGAATAAGGAATTAAATGGCTCATGTTTTTATCTGTGGAGGAAGTAAGACCGGCAAAACGACACTCGCTAATGATCTTTGCGATTCATTGTATAATATTATTCACACTGATGAATACATAGGGAAGGGCACTTGGGCGGATATTCCAGATCTAATTATTAAGGATCTGCAAAAATCTGGAGATAACTTTATTTGTGAGGGAATCCAAACCGCCAGAGTGCTCCGCAGAATTCTCAAGGATCCAAAAAAATATCAGATAGAAATCGATCGAGTCTGGAATTTAACCATTCCTTTTTCCCCCGTTGAGCCAAAAGCATTAGCGATGAACAAAGGGCTCAATACAATATTCAAAGAAATTCAACCATTATTAAATAAAAAGAACATACCAATATTTTATTCTGTAGTAAAACGAGTCGAGCCCGATAAGGAATAAATACATATATAAATGTAAGGATTGGCATATTGAATTCTCCCAAAACCTTTTCTGTAAACAATTCTTACTTAAACTCCCGGATGATTTTTTTGTGTTAAGCAATAAATTTTGTCTTTAATCCGGGGGTTTTTCTTTTTTCTACTTGACTATTAAATTAGTTCAGGTAAAATTAAAGGTTGTCCAAATTTCCTGGTAAAAATAAATTAAGATATCGAAAATAAACTATTGACCGGATTAAAAGAATGGTTCATATTAAAACCATGAAAAACATCCAAACCCGCTCTGTCCTTGCTGGCGCGTACAAGAATAAAAACCTCGATTCTTGTCTGACCCATGCGATTGAACTGGATTCGGATGGTAATGAGATTTCTGCTCTCTGTGGAAAAGTAAAAATGGAAAACCTGGCGGACATCTACTCAAACGATATCACCGCTGCCCCAACCTGTAAGACCTGTGCCGCAAAATTGGCAAAGCTCTAAACCTTCCCCCAAAAAATTAGAACCCGGGTTGCCGTCAAAGGTAGCCCGGGTTTTTCTTTGGTGCATCAGTTGACGGCGTAATTACTGGCTGATTTGGTTTGCAGCTCCACAAATGGCGCCATAACCTCATCACAACCGAACACAGTCAACTCAATCCGATAGGAAGGATGTAGAAAAGCGTCCTGATATTCATATAGTTTCTTTTGTGATTCGATTAATTCATTGAACATGAATTTACGGAAATCTTGGTCATTGGCTTGATAAGCAAGTCCCATAATAAGTAGATCGGCGGCAAAGTAGATCAACAATTTATTTCTAACAAAAATCATTTCCTCATGGTTTGACTTACCAATATTTCTTGCTTCCGACCTTAAGCGATCATTTAATTGATTTATTACCTGACCCAAATTCCTGCCAGTTTCCCCATTATTAAATACCTCCAAAACAAATTCCTTTGCTTGCGGGCATTCAAACGAGGCGCTGCACAATTTAGATACTTTATTCCGTTTAATCTTTTTCATTTTCCAAAGTCCTCAAAGCTAATCATATTTCCGTGTCCCATATAGTGATCCAAATTAATCAAGTGTAAAAGCTTGTGTACATGGCGCGCCCGTTTCTTGGCTGGCAATTTTCGTAGAACCATAGCCAACGCATACAGCTCTTGATCGTGCTGCATGGGTGTCGTTCGGAGCGTGTCGATTTCTTGGTGATTAAGAGCTGCATTCATTGGTGGGTAATTCTTTCGATGTAGGTAAGTGTGCGTCTCAACAGTCCGGACACCACCAGCACGAAAAAAAAGCCGTCAAGACCCCACCCAAAAAAAAATCGACAGCGCCCCACAATTAACCTGTAACGAGCGATCGAGCTGAGGGACGAGGCGAGGGAAGCCCAGAGCAGCCGAACCGTTTAAAAGCGATCGTGGGAGGAAATTGGGGTTGGAGGAATAAAGGCGAAAAAAATTTGCCTCAGTGCGCGCAAACGAGGATCGATGTCAAACCCGGTCCTACCCCACCCCGATCGATTCTACAGCTGTTTTAGGCTGGATTATAATGTCAAGCTTTCTTTTAATGAATTAAAAGAAAGAATAAGTTATAACGCAGTGCAGCATTCCATAATAGTGCATCGGTAGTCGGCTCATCTAATTATATCAATTGACAGATCTTTCTTTCTGTGAAGCAGAAAGAAAGATCCAATTGAATAGATAGGTTGGAGCCGTGAACGATGCCAAGGTGAGAACGATAGAAACACTTCATTCTATCCGACCACTGAATCTATTGGGGTTTTCGTGGTCGCCATTATTATTTGCCGCTTTTGCCATTGAAAAGGCAAAAGCGGTTGTCAAGTAGATCTTTCTTTTGTTCCACAAAAGAAAGATCGGAATACTACTTGACTCTACAAAGCTTCAATATATGGGCTAAAAACAGCTATGACAAATAATGACATAGCAAAATGGGCTGATATATTGAGATTATTGCGAAAAACATGCAGTAAATGGCTGAAAACAACGATACCACATTAGAAATAGTGGATAAATGGGCTAAAAAGTGATGAAATTGCATGATCGATTGAATTGCGCGAAACGGTCAAAACAATAAGCGTGTAAACATTTACGCACTAATGAATTGATCCGCGTAGTTAGCAAGACATTCAGATCATTTACATCAAATCAAATTATATATTTATTGTTCAGTATTATATGGTTATTGGTGAGTATGCATAAATAAGAATAGATATGAATGCTTATTAAAAGAAATTCACCAGGTAGACCGAGAACAGAGGAAATAGTACCAGAGAGTCAAGAAATGCTGGATGACGTTAAGTTGCTGTATCAAGCATCTATTTACACAATGACAGAGAAGATGCGGGATAATAAGTGTTTAAACGCACAGGACAACAGGCAATTATCAGAAATAGCCAAAGTTCTAATGTTAATGATTAAAGACGAAAGGGCGGCTCGCAAGGAAGACGATATTAATTCTTTGTCGGATGATGAGTTGGAAGAGTTAGCCAATAAAGCGAATAAGCAAATTAATGCCAAAAAGAGAAAATCGCAAAAAGAGATAAATGAGCAAAATACCGAGTCTGATCCGAAGTCCTGAATTAAGTGATATTAGTTTTATCTATTCTTCATGGCTCAAAAGCTATAAGGAATCTGATGATGCTTGCTTTAGTGGACATAAATATTTCTTAGTCCAGAAAAAGATTATAGCTGAGATATTAGAACATAGTATTGTAGCCATAGTCTGTGATCCGGCTAAACCTGGAGATATCTATAGTTATGCAGTCTATGAGATATTGGGGGAAATATTGGTATTGCATTGGATCTACACTAAATATCCATTTAGGGGATTTGGATTTGCTGGGGATATAATTAGAGCGATATATTCGAACAATGAGATAGATGAAACGATGGTAATAACACACAGAGGAGTGAGTTATTCAGCGGTAAAGAGTAAGTTTAGACATTTGTACAAACCTGAATTAGCTTTCAGTAAGGAGATAGAATGAGTGATTTTGAAGGTGAGAGATTAATAGTTAGAGAGAAATATATAAATCAATGTGCTGTGTTGGGTGAGTTAGTTTTGCATTTTTTTAAGCAGGACAAAGTAAAAGGTATAGTTGGGACAGTGGATGAATTGGGAAAGGAATGGAAGGATTTGACTAAGTTAATTGATGCTATAGCTCAATTTAAACCTGTGAATAATAATCCTGATGTTAGAGATCCTATTGAGTCGTTTGATGTTTCTGATCCGCCGGTAGAAACTCAAGCTATTAGCGATGAAGATTTAGATTCTGATAAGGAATTAATTATGAGAATTGAGACGATGATTTCTGAATATAATAACAAGTGGAATTCTATGGGATCGTATTTAGGAATTAATTGGCGAAGTGGGTTGAATAAACATTTGATTAAGATGATTTTGGAGGAAATAAATGACAACTGAAAAGATAAAGATATTGAAGATGAGTATGGTTATTCCATTGGGTGGGCAGAGTAATGATACGTTTGTTGATGGAATGTATGAAATGCACCGTGATGGATCTAATTTACATGTTTTGCATAAGCCAAGTGGTGAGAGTTTTAGTTTTCATACGAGCCGGGCTTTGTGGTGGAAACCGTTTTATAAGCCATTGAGCAAAGAACAATTAGCAAAGCCTGAAAAGGATATTGGTGCCTCAGAAAAGACCAAATAAACCTTTAACTAAGTCTGAAGCTGTACGGGTTTTAAAAGCTTACAGTGCACGGAACGGAATGCTGGATTTATTAGATCCGGCATTTACTGTGCAGAATGACTTTATTTTAGATAGATCACGGCTCAAGGTTGCTCTGTGTACTCGTAGGGCGGGAAAGAGCATGGCAGCAGGGTTAGGGCTCTTCAAGGCTGCATTGGAGAACCCTGGGTGTACTTGCGTCTATATTGCCTTGAGTCGTGAGAGTGCAGAGAAGATCATGATTAAAGATGTCATGATGAAAATAAACGAGAAGCATAATTTAGGCGCTAAGTTTATTTCCGGTCAGAAGATTGTTATTAAGCTACCGAATAAATCAGTTATCTATTTCGTTGGTTGTGATGCTTCGCCAAAAGAATTAGATAAATTGAGGGGTCAGAAGTACAAATTAGCAATAATAGATGAATGTGCCTCTTACACTCAGGATTTAAGAGAATTGGTTTATGCAGTATTGAGACCCGCTTGTATGGATGAAAAGGGTCAGATCTGGATGATTGGGACTCCAGGATCTTTAATCAGTGTTAGCCGAAAAAGAGTTAATTCGGTATATGGAAATGTTGGGGCTGCTGAACATTTAGATAAACCATTATTCTATTCAGCATCGGAGGGATTTGAAGGTGATTGGTCTATTCATCGTTGGAATACTACGGCTAATCCTTACCAAGTAGATAATTATAATGAGTTGGTTGCGGACATGAAAGCCGCGAATCCGAATATTGTTGATACTCCATTTTTTAAGAATGAGTATTTAGGTCAGTGGTTCATAGATACAGATCAATTAGTATTTAAGTATAATCCTGATATCAACACAGTTTCTGAATTGCCTCCCGGAAGTAATTATATTTACATTTTGGGAATTGACTTTGGATATACGGATGCTTCGGCGTTTGTGGTTGGGGCATATTCTCAGTACGATAATAGGCTTTATATTGTTCATGCTTCGAAAAAAGAGGGAATGATTGTAAGCGATATCGAATATAAAATTAGAGAATTAATGGAGATCTATCCAATTGCTAAATTTATTGTGGATGGTGCTGCTAAACAAGTAGTTGAGGAATTAAGACAGAGGACGCAATTGCCTTTTATTCCGGCTGAGAAACAAGATAAGGCGGGATTTATAGCTATTTTGAACAATGATTTATTATTGGGTCAGATTAAGTTATTGCCTGAAACTCGAGATCTAAAGGATGAGTTAGGGGCAATTATTTGGGGTGATAGGGAAGATAGAAATGAAATACACGCTGGGTGTCCTGATCACTGTGCTGATGCTTTTAGATATGTCTGGAAGCACTCATATAACTACTTAGCCACAAAGGAGAGAATTCCGGTCAAGCGAGGATCTGAAGAAGAAATAGAGGCTTTTTGGGCGAGGGAAGAACAGAAAATTGAGGATGAGAAAAACGGAAGAGTCAAAGCAGTGTGGGAAATAGACTGGAATGATACATATGGAGGCGATTTGGATGACAACTAAAAACAATTTAAGAACATTGGATGCATTAATTAAACGAATGAATAAACATCATATTGAATGTCTTGAATATGAAGGCATTAAATTAATCAAGACTAAGCACTATTATTTAAATGACATAAAAGAAGAACCTATAAAACCAAGAGAGTTAGATCCGAGCGATCCTGAATATGAAAAAACATTATTCTGGAGTGTGGAACCAACTGAATAAAAGGAATAGATGTTAGAAACTGATGTTGTTCGAACCAAAAAGAAGATAGGCGGGGTAGATAATAAGGGCATAGATAATATTCAGGCTTCTTGGTGGAGACTCGAGGATGATACCTTATTTTCCAGTGTCTTTAGTGTTGTTAATTCAATGCGTGAAAACCAGAGTTATAGACGCTTACAGAATGAGAAATTTGAAAGATTATATGGAAACTTTCAGATGCTCGGGTTTTCCAGCCGATTTAATACTAATCGAAATATGGATAAGTTTGCTGTTAATGCAGTAACTCTCAATGTGGTTAAGAGCGCTTGTGATACTTTAGCCGCGAAAATAAGCTCTAAAAAACCTCAACCATTGTTCCAGACGGACGATGGTGATTTTAAGATCCAGAGGCGAGCCAAGTATCTAACTCAGTACATTTCCGGCGTATTTGACTCATGCGGGGTTTATGAAACGGGGCAAGACTGCTTTTTAGATAGTCTCGTATTGGGTAGTGGGATCATGCATGTTTTTATCGATCAAGATGAAAAGGAAATTGCATGTGAACGAGTTTTTATTGATGAATTATTAGTTGATGATCAAGAGGCTAAGTATGGAAAACCCCGTCAAATTCATCGCTGCAAATTAGTTTCTCGCGATGTGGCATTAGAATTATATCCAGATTTTGAAACGGAAATAATGAATGCAACCGTTGGATCTGAGTCAATTGAAGACTACAGAACTACAGCCGATGATATTATGATTATTGAATCTTGGCATTTACCGTCAAGTAAAAAGTCAGCAGATGGTAGACACACCATTTGTATTGATAATGCTACCTTGCTTAGTGAACCATATAAAAAGAACTATTTTCCGTTTGTCAAGTTAGATCGAGGAAAAAGATTTGGTTATTGGGGAAGTGGATTAGCGGAAGAATTATCAGGTATTCAATTTGAAATTAACAATGTTCTAAAGACAATTTCAAAAGCACACCAATTAATTGCGGTTCCTCGGGTGTATGTTGATTCTACTTCAAATGTCAACACTAAAACAATTACGAATGAAGTGGGGGGAATTGTAAAATATAGTGGTGGAAATCCTCCTATTTTCCAGACTGCTACAGGGATGAATCCAGAGACTTACAATTATGTGGATTCATTATATAAGAAAGCCTATGAAATAAGCGGTATTAGTCAATTAAGTGCTGCTTCCGTTAAACCGGCTGGACTCGATTCGGCTGTAGCTCTTAGGGAATACTCAGATCAGACTACAGAACGATGGCTATTAACTGCACAAAGATACGAGAATTTCTTTCTTCAAATTGCTAAAATTGTAGTGGATTTGAGTAAAGATTTATATGCTGACAATCCAGAATTAAAGATTAAAGCAACTAATCCTTATACTAATGGGGTTAAGGGCGGGAAATTCTTAGGACAAATTGATTGGAAAGATTGTGATTTATCGGAAGATAAATACACAATGGAATTATTTGCAGTATCTCCATTGCCATCAACACCAGCAGGAAAACTAAGCATGATTCAGGAACTGGTTCAGGCTGGAATGATGGATAAGGATGTTGCATTAAGTCTATTAGATTTCCCAGATTTAGATAGATTTATGAGTTTGAAGAATGCGGCAATAGATGATGCCGAAATGGTAATTGGGCAAATATTAGAAGATGGGGAATGTTCTGAACCTGATCCATACATGAATTTGGGCTTAACATTAAGATTAGCTCAGTCTTCATATTTAAGAGCAAAGACTCAAAAAGGCGTGAAAGAAAACAATATGGAACTTTTGAGGAAGTTTATCGATCGCTGTCAGGACCTGATGTCGGCTCCTACAGCTCCCGCACCTTCCAACTCAGCGCAACCCGGCATGGCTCCCCAAAGTGCGTCTCAACCCGATTTAACAGGGCAGGCAAGCGCACAAGGGGCACCACAGGCAGTCAGTCAGTTGCTACCCGCACAGGGAACACCGCTCCAGGCTTAAACACGTCTATGAGTTACAGTGACGCTACAACTTGGTGGGTAGTTTAAAATCCCATCTTAAACGATAAAAAGGAAACAATGTCTGACGAAACAGCTATCAATGAAACAGAAAATACTAATCAAGAAATAGAATCAACCGAAACAGAAGACAACTCATTTAATTCTGAAGCCGCATTATTGAAGGATGTAGAAGATCAATTAGCGAAGATGGGTAAAGAAGATGAGGAAAAAGAACCTGATGAGGAAGCTGAAGCCGAGCCTGAAAAAGAGGAAGATAAAAAAGAAGTAGCTAAAAAAGAGGATGAAAAATTAGCCGCTCGTTTTGCTGCTTTGAGTCGTAGGGAAAAGGAAGTTAGGGCAAGAGAACAGCAATCTAAAGCCGATATGGATCAAGTCAATGCGTTCCGTAAGGGTATTTTAGAGGGTAAGGAAAATCCAAAAGGGGTAATTGATTTACTTAAGCAGCATGGGATTACCTTTGAGGATCTTGCTCGTGCTGAAATGGACGACCAGAATTTAGCAAAAGATTTAAACACAAGGAAATTAGAGGCTCGATTAGAAGCGGTAGAAAAGCAAAGATTGGCTGATTTACATGAAGCTCAGCAAAGAGTTAATCAAGCTCAACTTGACGGATTTAAGAATGATATTGCCTCGTTTATTAAATCTAATGCTGAAAAATACGAAATGGTTGCGGATGCTGGATTGGTTGATGATGTCTTTGGAATCATTGAAAAGGACGCTAAAAAGAACATTGGCAATAAAAACTATCAATTAAAAAGTATAGAATCAGCGGTGAGTGAGTTAGAGGATTCTTTAACAGCTCATGCAAATAAGATACTGAAACTGAAAAAATTCTCAAAACCTGTTGAGAAACTTGAAGATATTGAATCAGAAGCGCGCGACACAAAGGCTTCAAAAACGCTCAGTAATAAACTAACACCGGCTCCAAAAGTTAAGGTGAAAGTAAAAGAAACTGAGGCGGACCGGGAACGAGCAGCAATTAAATTACTGAACGATGCCTGGAGGGAATAAACATTCAATAACTTACAAGGATAACTTAACATGGCTGGTCAAAATACTTCAACTTACGCGGCGCTATTAAAAACGCTGTACACCGATCAAAAGATCGAGAACTTAGTTTATAACAATCGTCCCACACTTGCTTTACTTAAAAAATATGAAGCATTCGGTGGCGATTCTCTCAAAATTCCTGTGGTAGTTGGTAATCCGCAGAATACTTCACCTGATTTCGCTACGGCTCAGGCATTATCAAGCACTTCAATTTCCAAAGCATTCTTCCTTACTCGCGTTAAGGAATACGGTTTTGCTGAAATTGATACTGAAACATTAGAAGCCTCAAAGGGTAATCCTAATGCTTTTATCGAGGCGTTTAGATTCGAATTAGATAACGCTATTAATGGTGTTTCAGAAGCCTTATCAACCATGCTATTCAAATCAGGCTGGGGTGATATTGGCGTAATTGCTACGGGTGGTGTTTCTGGGTCAACCATTACATTATCTCAAGCTTCCGATATTACAAATTGGGAAGTAAATATGTCTGTAGTATTTGCTTCAACTCAATCAAGCTCTGCACTCCGTTCGGCTACTCCGTTGCTCGTAACTGGGCTTGATCGTGATGCGGGAACGGTAACCTTCAGCGCTTCTTTGGCTTCAGTTAACGCTGTAGCTGGCGATTGGTGCTTTATCCAGGGTGCTCGCCAGAACTCAGGGTCACCTACTGCGATTGCATTAAGTGGTTTTGAATCTTGGATCCCGTCTGTGGCTCCAACTTCGACGCTATTCTACGGTGTTGATCGTTCATCTGACGTAACTCGTTTAGGCGGGATTCGTTATAATGCGACTGGTTTAGATATCTCTGAAGCATTAATTCAGGGTGCGGCTAAAGTAGGTCGTGAAGGTGGGAAATTAACTCACTTCGTTATGAGTTTCGATAATTTCGCGGCATGGGAGAAATCCTTAACTACGCGCGTTCGAATCACCGATAATCAAATGAATCCGGACGTTGGCTTTGAGAGTATTCCTTTCACGGGTCCAACTGGCAAAATTGAAGTTTATGCCGATCCGAAATGTCCAAGTAATAGAATATATGGGTTAGATATTAATTCATGGCGTTTAAATTCACTTGGTAAAGCGGTTAAGATCCTTAATGCGGATGGTAATGATGGTCTTCGCTCACCTACGGCGGATTCAGTTCAATATCGTGTTGGATTTAAGGGTAATTTAAGCTGCAATGCGCCAGGCAGAAATATAAATATCCAAATATAACAGTGTTTTTGATAGATTTTTAAATCTGCAATTCACCTGCACATAATTCGGAATACCTTTTGATATATAAAATCAAGAGGTATTTCTGTTTTGAGAACAATAGATCGCATAGGTAAAAAATATCACCAGTTACAAATATTGTCTGTTTCCCATAAAAAAGGAAATCAGGTATTTGTTAACACCTTATGCGATTGCGGCGGAACAAAAGTTATTTGTTTAGACAATATTGTAAGAACGACAAGACCCACAAAATCGTGTGGATGCTTGTATTTGAAGAATATTAATGCTTTTAAAAATACTGAACCTAACTATATCTCTGAATTCAATAGATGGCATAGCAAGGATGTAATAGCCAGGGATCTCGAGTGTTCTTTAGATTGCGAGCAGTGGATTAAATTGATTTCTGGGGCTTGTTTTTATTGTGGGGAACCGGGAAATAAACAAATGCATTCCAGCCAAGCCTTTTATTGTAATGGTATTGATAGGGTAGATAATAATAAAGGCTACCACCTTGATAATTGCGTGAGTTGCTGTGGAATTTGTAATATGGCTAAAAGGTCAATGCCGGCAGATAAATTTATTGCCTGGATTTTGAAGGCTGCCACGCATTTAAGTAAGTAATAATATCACATTCTATTAAGGCAGAAGAAATTAACTCTTTTGTTTAATCATCCTCATTGGAAATCCAGAATACGAATTAAACTAATATTTCTCGTTTCTGGCAAGCTCATGAGGTTTTACCAATAGGAAATAGAAATGAGCGGACCGAATAGAATTTACAAAGATCATTTAGCGGCTGGAAGTGGGTACGTAGCTCACGACGGTTATTGCTTCATAGGCGATTCAGTTGGAACAATTGCAAGTCAATTCGTTGATATGTGCACTGTGACTCGTACGGGTGTAGGTCAATATACCTTTACATTAGATCAAGCTTATCCAGCGATGAAAACGTTCGTGATGACTCCAGTGTTCCCGAATGGCAGTCCGGATTTTACATATCACTTAGTTAGTTTCAGTGCGCCTGGTGTAGTTGCAACGACTCATCCAGTTCAGACTATTATAGCTCAATGGCAGACTGGTGGATCTTCGACTGAATTGCCCGCTAATTGTGGTTTCTTAGTTCATATTGAAACGAAGAAATCTGATCAAGGTAAGGGACGATAATGGCTGACCCCAAAGCAATCTTGGCAATAATCGGGAAAAAAGCTCCCGGTTCAGACGATGATATGGCTAAACCTGATTCAGATGATTCAAGTTCAGATTCAGAAATGGGTTTAGATCAAGCATCAGACGAAGTATTAAAAGCCATTACAGATGGTGATAGTTCTGCGTTAAAAGATGCGCTAAAATCATTTGTCGATCAATGTGGTAGTTCTGATTATAAATCGGATAGTGATAAGGGCGAATAAGTCTCTTTATCAATAGGAGAAATATTTGACTGCTTTACTATCTGATATTAAATCTCAAATTTTAGCACAATGCGATATGGTTGTGGATGGTTTCGGTGATGATGCGGATTTAATTCCGAAGATCAACGATTCCTATTCAGAGCTTTATGATTTGCTTGTTACAAAATTTGAGGACTATTTCACTACAAATTTCACATTCTCAATAGCTTCCGGTGATGATGGTTATAACATGCCTATGGGTATTTATAAGGTCATGGGAGTGGATAAGCAAATCACCGGTCCTACTGACTACATTACTTTGCCCAAATTCAATTTTATGGAACGGAATAAATGGAATAGCACGATAGGTTTAATTGCCTTGAATGGCTTTCCGTTGGTTTCATATGATTGGGTTGGGGGAAGATTAAAAATAATTCCGGCTGCTAATGCAAGTGGAAATTATCAAATGTGGTATGTGCCGAGCTGTCCAGAGTTAGTAAATGATTCAGATTCAATTCTGTATGATTTACAAAGATGGTCAACTTACATAGTGGTTGATGTGGCTATTAAATTAATGGTTCAGGAAGAAAGTAATGCAGATTACTTAATAATGCAAAAAGATAAATTGATTGCTCGAATCAATGCAAGTGCGATCAATCGGGATGCTGGGCAAGGTGAAAGAGTGACTGACATTGCAAATATGGGCGGCTTTTTCGGCGGCAGATATAGGAATTGGGAATGAGTGGATCCTTACAGAAGTTCCAGAAAATTGTAGCTCAAACTCTAAATATTGGTGTGTTTAATCGCTTTCAAGATATGTTAGTAGCTGTGTTGGCTCCAATTTTATCTAATCCTATTTTGGCTGGAACTTTGGTTACTAATGTCAAATTAGATAATCAAAAAGAAAATTATGTGAATCATGGTTTAGGGCATGCTTATCAGGGTTACTTTATTGTTAGACGATTTAATTCAAAAGGCTATACGGATATTTTTGAATCAGATGTTGAAAATAAAAATCCCGACAAATATGTGATCTTGAATTGCTTGGATAAGATGACGGTTAGTCTCTGGATATTTTAAAGGAATTAAATGGCGTTTACTGTAGATCCTAATATGGGCTTTGAAAATCCCGGAGTATTAACCGAACCAGGCAGTGCTTATGCAACGGAGGTAAGTGCTGCATTAACTACGATTGGTGCTCACAATCACACGCCAGGTGGTGGAAATGGTGTTCAGGTGCCGGTCGCTGGTTTAAATATTGATGAGGATTTGCCGTTAAATCAGAATAATATAAACAACGCGGCAAGCGTACGATTTCACAATTTCGGTGCTCTATTATCAGGTCCTGATGATATTAATTCTATATTCGTTGATGCCGGAAATTTATGGTTTAATAATGCTTCTGGCGGTCATATACAGATTACTAACGGAACTTCTGTAGGCTCTTCAAATAACTTCTACACCACTCAATTAGTTAACAGCAATTTTACAATTCACTCAACAGATACATTTGATTATTTAGAGGTGAGTACGGCAGTATCTGGAGCAATAACCATACAATTGCCGGCAGTTTCAGCAATAACATCAGGAAGATTCTATAGGATTAAAGACATTGGCGGTGTTTCTGCTACCTCTACAATTACATTACTTAGAACTGGATCTGATACTTTTGATTCAGTTGGTGCGAATAGAGTATTAAATACAAATCTTGGTAGTTGGCAAATCATAGCGGATGGAACAAGCAATTGGAATGTCGAATATGACACTACGAAAGTAATGATGGATGGTCGTTTTGGAACTGATGCACAAGCTGTATTAGTCCAAGGATCAACAGTAACAGTCAAAGCTTTAAGCACGAACAATATAATTATAGGCGACACTAATAATGCAGTGGCTGTTAATGGTGCAACAATTAATCTTGCTGCAACTACAACAAATGTGACCTCTGCCACTGCTAATATAAATTCAGCTGCCATTAATATTGGCACGTCAATAGCTACCACTACCACTTTAGGTGCTGGATCTGGAACATTCTTAATACACGATCCTACAACATTCGGAGCAAATGTACTTGCTGACGCTGCATTAACGGTAGTTGGGA